ATTGCCGTTGTGGTGAACGCTGACAATAAGGCCATTCCACCGCAGGGCACGACCATCGACATGGCCCAGATCAGGGAAGCCCTGAGCGACAAAATTGAAAAGGTCGAGCGAGAAGCGGCACTTGCCCGTGCTGCCATGACGCTTGACCGTGAACGCTCTATGGCTGCCATTGAAAAAAGCCGCATGGATATGGCAGCGGACGCAGCTATGGCCCGTGCCGCTATACGCTTTGATGTGGCTCAATTGGTTGCAGCATTGGACAAGCGGATCACGCTGCTGGAGAAAGACAAATGAGCCTTCTTGATCAGTTTGGGCCTCTGCTTGGTCAAATTGCCCCCACCATCGCCACTGCGTTGGGCGGTCCATTGGCTGGTATCGCTGTCAAAACGCTGTCTGCTGTCCTGCTGGGCCACGAAAACGGCTCTGAGGACGATGTAAAGGCGGCGATGACATCTGCCTCACCGGATCAACTGGTGGCGCTGAAGAAGATTGACGCTGACTTCAAAGCGCACATGAAGGAACTGGACATTGATCTTGAGCGGATTGCCGCAGGGGATCGAGACAGCGCCCGGCAGATGCAGCGCGAAACCAAAGACTGGACCCCCAAAGCTTTAGCGTTCTTCATCACCTTTGGGTTCTTTGGAGCCCTGATCTGGATCATGGTTTTTGGCATCCCGCAGACCGGGACAGAGGTGCTTCTGATGATGCTGGGCTCTCTGTCCACCTCATGGACTGGCGTTGTGCAATTCTACTACGGGTCTTCCGCTGGCTCTAAGGCGAAGAACGACCTTCTTGCAGCAAAGGACAAGTGACATGAAAGAGAATTGGGACAAAAGCTTCGACATGGTTCTGGTCCATGAGGGCGGCTACGTCAACGATCCCAGAGATCCGGGCGGGCGCACCAACATGGGTGTGACCCAGCGGGCGTGGGAATCCTACCTCAACCGCAGCGTGACTGAGACGGAAATGCGCGGCCTGACACGCGAAGCTATCAAGCCGTTCTATAAGGCGATGTATTGGGACAAGCTCAAAGGCGACCAGCTTCCGGCTGGCGTGGACTATGCCGCCTACGACTTAGCAGTAAATTCTGGCGTGGGCCGGGCGGCAAAATACCTTCAGGAAATTGCCGGTGTGGTGGCAGATGGAGCCATTGGCCCTAAATCTATGGAAGCCATTGCGGCCTGCGACCCGCAAGAAATGGTCGATGCGCTCTGCGGAATGCGGCTGGAGTTCCTTCAGCGCCTGCCCACTTTTGGCACGTTTGGCAAAGGCTGGAGCCGCCGAGTTGCAGAGGTTAAGGAAAAGGCCACCAGTATGGCGTAAATGATTGGGCGGTGGTATAGTCGCAACGTCTTGGAGTTTCCGACATGACTACCCCTATGTCATATGATGGTTCTGTATCTGGTACAACCAGTTACATCCGGCAAATTGCCACCATGGCTGTTGTTCCGGAGACCGACACAACATATTTAACAATTCTTCCTCAGATGATCGCCTATGCTGAGTTGCGGATGTACCGTGACCTTGATTTTCTCTTCACATCTGGATCAACGACTGCCTACGGCCTGACTGTAGGGAGCCGGATCATCAATGTGGACGCTGACACATTCCCTTACGGGACCTTGGTTGTACCAGAGCAGATCAACGTAATTACCCCTGCCGGAGTCACTAACCCAGATCTTGGAACTCGTGTCCCGCTTCTGCCAACAACTAAAGAGTTCTTGGATGCAGTTTACGGTTCGTCATCTTCAACTTCTGTCCCGCAATATTGGGTTCCATTTGACGACTATACGTTCCTAGTTGGTCCCTACCCGGACGCCAATTACACCGTTGAAATCGTTGGGACTTATCGCCCCGCCAGCTTGTCGGCGTCTAATTTGACCACATTCATCAGCATCAACCTTCCCGATCTAATGATTATGGCCTCGATGGTCTACATCAGCGCCTACCAGCGCAACTTTGGACGCGCCAACGACGATCCGCAGATGGCTGTTACCTACGAGAGCCAGTACCAGGCGCTGCTGAAGGGCGCGATGGGCGAAGAGAACCGCAAGAAGTTCGAAGCTGCGGCCTGGTCTTCGCAATCTGCATCTGTCTCTGCTACCCCGACAAGGGGGTAACTCATGCCGCATCAAAGTTTCAAACTTCTGCCCGGTGTTGACCAGAACAAGACGCCAACCCTCAATGAGGCGGCAATCTCTGAAAGCCAACTCATCAGGTTCATTCCTGACAGGACGCTTGGCGGGCTCGTTCAAAAACTTGGCGGGTGGGCCAAGTATGTCAACACTGCGATGGGGTCAATTGTACGTTGTCTTTGGGCTTGGGAAGACACGAACAACAACTCCTACCTTGCTGTTGGGGCTGACGGCATTGTCGCTGGCGGGGGCGGTGCGCTTCAAGTGATATCCGGTGGCGGAACCTCTGATGTCACACCAAAAACGCTGACAGTTAACACCGCTGTTGATGTAACTACGATTGCCCTTAGCAATGAGGTTGCAATCACAGATACAGGGCGCAACATCAGTAGCTATGATTCTGTTGATATCCAGACCCAGATTAGCGTTGGCGGGATTGTGCTTTTTGGTCAGTACCAGTGCTACAACCCAACTTCCAGTGTGAACACTTACCTCATATATGCTGCTGATAATGCCACATCTACCGTTCTAAATGGTGGCGCAGTCCCTCTCTTTGACACAACAGCAAATTCTGCTGTCGTTAAGGTTACTCTTGCAGATCACGGATATTTGGCGGGGGACCCATTCCCCGTTCTTGTCGCTACAACTGTTAGCAGCATAACTTTGTACGGCAACTATGTTGTCGCTGCTGTTCTTTCTGCCAATGAATTTAACATTGTAGCTAGCAGCAGTGCGGCGGCAACAGCCTCTGGATCTGAAAACGGCGGGCAGGCTCATTACATTTACTACAAAGGTATTGGACCCCTCCCGACAGGTCTTGGATACGGTGTTGGCCCATATGGTATTGGAGGGTACGGCACAGGCACGGCCCCGACCATCAGCCCAGGCGTTTCCATCAATGCGATAGACTGGACCCTCGACAACTGGGGGGAGATCCTTATCGCCTGCCCCTTTGAGGGGCCAATTTATCAATGGAGGCCCAACGCTGGTCAAAGCGTTGCTGTAGTTATCCCAGAAGCCCCGCCAACCAACTTTGGCATGTTTGTAGCTATGCCTCAAAGGCAAATTATAGCATATGGTTCAACATTTACGGGCATTATTGACCCATTGTTGATCCGCTGGTGCGATGTCGAGAACTTCAATTCGTGGACGTTGACCCCCACAAACCAGGCCGGTGATTACCGCATTCCCAAGGGATCTCGCATCATCCAAGCCATTCAAGGTCCGCAGCAGGGTTTGATATGGACTGATCTTGCGTGTTGGGCCATGCAATATGTCGGCCCTCCTTATGTGTACCAGTTCAACGAAATTGGCACTGGGTGCGGTTTGATTGGCCGAAAAGCTGCCGGATCGGTCAATGGCGTTGTTTATTGGATGGGTCCTAGCCAGTTTTACCGCCTATCTGGTGGCGGCGTCGAACCTATCAGATGCCCAGTCTGGGATGTTGTTTTCCAAGATTTGGACAAAACCAATCTGGACAAGATCCGGATTGCCCCTAATTCTCGATTTGGCGAGATCACATGGTACTTCCCAACCGTTTCTAATGGCGGGGAAAACCATGGCTATGTGAAGTACAATTTTGTGCTTGATCAGTGGGACTATGGGTTCAACTCAGACGCCAACCCCTATGTTGCGAGATCTGCTTGGATCAACGAATCCGTGCTTGGCCCCCCTATTGGCGCGGGGCTGAACCAGTATCTGTTCCAGCATGAAACGTCTGAGAATGCTGATGGGGCTGCGATGGTCTCATACTTCCAGACGGGTTACTTTGTCCTAACGGAAGCCGATGTCCTGATGTTCATCGACCAAGTGTGGCCTGACATGAAGTGGGGCTACTTTGGCGGGCCTCAAAGCGCAGATGTACTTTTGACCTTCTATGTCACAAGTTATCCCAATGAGGCCCCGACAGCCTATGGACCGTATACCCTGACGCAGGCTACAACGTACATCACGCCAAGGTTCAGAGGTCGTCTTGTCTCCATCAGAATTGAGAGCAATGACACCGACTCTTGGTGGCGGTTGGGGAACATCCGATACAGGATTCAGCAAGATGGGCGGTTCCTATGACAGCTAGTCTTTCCGACATCCTCACTACGCAAAAGAATGGCGTTGTCGCCATCAATAATCTTGCGCAGGCGCTTGCTGGCAACACGCTTATCGGCCCCACCGGCCCCACGGGCTCAACAGGCACCCCAGG